CTGCACCTGTATTAGTTGATTCTAACTTTAAAAGACCATAAGTATCATGTTTGATGTGGGTTTGATAAGTGGTATCACCAGATGTTGTACCAACCCACAATTCACCATTTGATGTGATGCGGAGTCTTTCACCCTTTGAACTTGGGTTTCCTGTTATAAATTGAAGATCAGTTGAACCGTTTGATGTATCGGTCATCACAGCTCCGAATTCAGCAGCTACACCAACACCACTTGAATCTTGGTGTTCAAATTGAATTACTCCATATTGAGAACCGTCTGCAATACTTGTTCTTTTATCTTCTAATCTAAGTTTACATGTTCCAGTAGTTGCAAGATGAAGTATTTGGTCAGGACTTGTTGTACCTATACCTACGTTTCCACTCGAATCGATGCGAGCTAATTCATTATTACTAGAATTAGTAAACATCGTCCCATTAGATCCCATTTGCAATCTGAGATATCCTGACGAGTCTGTTCTTATATAACCATTACCATTAAAACTCACATAACCAGTGTTTTTAAAAATTGTGGAAGTAGATGTGATGCTAAGTCTTTCTGATCCTCCTGTCTCTACTGAAACTGTATCAGCAGCAGGGAATCTTATCTGTGTATTTGTATCTCCAACGTGTTGTATAGCATCTGGAATAAGTAAAGTAGAGCTGCTATCCAGTAATAAATTACCGTTCTGCTGAATAGTTACCCGTGTTGATGAACTTGCTTGACCATCACCAGTAGTTTTAAATAGAATTGATCCAGGCATATCATTATTGCCTGGAGTACCTGAACCAACTACAAAATCTATTCTTGCAGCATCATGATATTCATCACCGTCATATCCTTTAGCAACAATATTTAAAAGAGTATCATCTGTTTGTGATACAGACGGCGAAGCTATAGTTCCACGTTGATGGTGTCCTAATATCCCAGGACCATAAGTAGTTGCGCTATCTCTATAAGTAGATAAAGCAGCTCCATCCCATAAAAGTGTAGATTCACCAGTAATAGCATTCGCACCTGTAACCGTACAAATTGTATTATTAGTTGAACCTGTTAATGCAGCAATACCAGTTAAGTTTGAACCATCACCCGTATATGCTGTTGCAACAACAGTTCCAGTTACGGTAACTCCCGTATTACTGGTTTCAAATTTTTTATTAGCTCCGTGAAATAAATCTGTCGCTCCAGTGGCACGAAAAATTGCCATATTAGAACTTCTATTTACACCTCTTATTTCAACTGTCTGCGCACTAATATCTATTTTATGAGTAGAACCTGTATCTAATCCAAGGTTGAAATAGTTATTCGTCTCATCCCACCAAAGTTGACCTTGTATGCTGTCAACATCTCCACCACTTCCACCATCATCATGTCCAAAACGTGCTTTTACATCATCATTAAAAAGTACGTTTCCTGTAAATGTTCCACCTGATGTGGGCATTCCTGCTGCATCAGTTGTCCATTGTAAAGCTCCATTCGCATCTACACTTAATACTTGTCCATTTGAACCTACAGAAGGACTAAGTTTGACTGCTGTGACAGCACTATTATTAATGTTGTCAGTATCAACATTAAAATCAACAACAACGTTACCTATATATGGCATGATTAGATCGAAGTATCTTGGGGATTAAGCATATAAGAGACAGTTATATCGATTGCACTTGCAGTATTGGAATAAGTTTTAATCCAATCTCCTGGTTCAACAATCATTTTATTTCCTGTCATAAATTCAAGAGAAGATTGTGCTGGGACAATTCCTGAAGTAATTAAAGAGGTTGTTGTAGATCCTCCTTTTACTAAGTTAACAGTTACATTATTAGAATTACTTAATTTATTGGAAGCTAAGATACTAAGAATAACGCCATAAGTAGAGGCTGGTACTCCACTTGAGTTTGTCGATCCTGTAATTACTGCTGTTTGTGAGTTAAGTGTTGCATTATTTGAAATGCTTGCTCTACAAACTGAGATAAAACGAGCCATTTATTTGCTAATCCTCAGCATAATATCTTTAATTATACGTTGCTTTAACCAAGAGCGATTGCAAAAACAATCGAAGTATCACTTGCATAACTTTGAGTTGCAACTGTTTCTCCACTCATTTTGACAGTGCCTCCAGATACCATTGTGCTTCCAGTGATATTAACTCCATTTACATTTGTAAAGTTTGCAGTAGTTCCTGTTACTGTTGTTCCTGTAATATTTGTTGCTGTGACATTAGTAATAGTACCTGTTGTTGAATTTAATGTAGTTGCGTAAAGCGCTCTCCATTTTTTAGTACTACTACCTAAATCACGATTATTTGCTGTTGCATCAGGAATAATTGCTGAATCTACTCCTGCAGTAATTGTAACTGTATCACTAGTAGCATTACCAATATCTGTATTACCTTCTAATGTAGTTGCTCCTTTAATAAGAAGATCTCCACTAACAGTTACATCATCTGCAACAATAAAGTCATCATCAACTGTGAAATCTTGAGCAGTTACATTCGTAAATTGTGCAGTATCACCTGTAATAGTTGCTCCAGATAATTTAGTTGTATATACACCCGTAACACCTGTAACCGTAGTAGCTTTTACAAAAGTTCCAGTTATTGTTGCTCCTGATAGTAATGTTGTTGCAACAAGATTAATACCTGTTGCATTTGTAAATTTACCTGTATTACCACTAACTATTAAACCTGAAACTAAAGCTGTTCCTACTACAGTTGCACCTGTAACTAAAGGAGCACTAACAGAGGTACTACCTGTTACAACAGTACCTGAAAGCTTGGTAGTAGCTTGAATAGTTCCACCAGTTAATACTGTATATTGACCAGCATCTCCAGTAACTATTGCTCCTGATAGTAATGTATTTCCTCGAATAGTTGTTCCTGTAATATTTGTAACTGTGGCATTTGTACCATGAATTGCTGTTCCTGTTAAGGAAGTAAACATTCCAGTAATACCAGTTAAAGTTGTATATCTACCGACATCTCCTGAGATAATTGCTCCAGAAAGAATTTGAGTGTAAGTACCAGAAATGCCTGTCACAGCACCAAATCTTCCAAATCCTCCAGAAACAACTGCTCCACTTACAATTGTTGCTCCTGTAATATTTGTGGCAGTTAAATTTGTAAATTGACCATCAGTACCTGTAACTGTAGTTCCAGAAACTTTAGTCGTACCAACAATTGTTGCACCTGTTATTAAAGGCGAAAGAATTTTTGTACTACCAGTTATTATTGCTCCTGATATTGTTCCACTAGTTTTTATGTTTTGTATATTTGCAGTACCTGAAACAATTAAACCTGTTTGAACAGTTAAGTTACCAACAGCAAGAGATGGTGTATCAACTTCAGTAAAAATACCAGTAGTTGCTTTAACAGTTATACCTGTAATGGTTGTTCCGCTAATAGTTCCACCAGTAATAGATGTAAATTGTGCAGACGTACCTGTAGTTGTAACTCCTGTTAATCTTGTAAATGTTCCTGTACTTGCAGTAACTGTTGTACCAGAAACATTGACACCACTGACGATTTGACCTGTTATATTAGTTCCTCTTATTGCATTACCAGTAATTGTTGCTGCACTAAAATCACCAGTAACAGTAGCATTATGTTGTACAATTACTCCACTAAGTGTTGATAAATTTGTAACGGTTAAACCTGAAGTTGTTGTTGCATCTTCTACAGTTAAATTATCTTGAATCGTTACACTTCCACTAACAGTTCCACCTGTTCTTGGAAGATAATAAACGTTTAAATATGCTTTTGTTCCTGATATAGTTAATCTTTTATTTTTAATTGCAGGGTCAACTTCTGCTACATGAACAACGGTTAGCAGATCGTTTTCTGCTAAACTGAGGCCAGCTTGTTCTTGTAATTCACTAATCCTGCGATTTGCCACTACTTATTTATATAGAAACCTTACGTTAATTATAGGTTCCTAATCTCAGAGTTTTAATTTACCTTTACTTCTATTCGTGGTAAAAGATTGGTGGCAAAATTCCATCCGGTTTGAAGACCGACAACTACTCCACAAGAAATAATGAAAACAGCAATTACTTCAGCAACAGTAAGATTCCTTCTTACATAAACAACTTTTTGTTGTGGTGGTGGTTCTACTGCTCTTTGTGTAAACGTTTGTTGAATTGCTTGTTGTCTAGCAAGGGCTTTCATTTCCTCTAATTGTTCTGCAGTTATTTGAGGCGGAACTTGTGGAACTTGTGGAGGTTGAGTCGGTTGTAGATTGGAGTCCATTTAAGCAAATCATTCAAGAACAGACTAGCATCTAATAAAAGGAATTGAAACTATGCAATATGGTATACGTAAAGGTTTAGAAGATATTGCATCAGAATTAAAAGGAGTTAAAGGTATATTGTCAGCTATGTGGCATAGTCGCTATGCAAATGGAGAAACGGATGTATTAGATCCAGCTTGTTTTTCAGATGAGTACATTTCTACTGAGGAATGTGCTAGAAGGTTAAATGTATCTGATCAAACTATTCGTAATTGGATGGCATTGGGAAGAAGAACTCCTGAAAAAGGATGGATTGAAGGTGTCCATTATGTAAATGCTTCACCTAATCCATCTAAAAAAGCACTTATTAGAATCCCTTGGAATCACTTAATACAATCGTTTGCGAAAAATCGCAAAATGGAGAATCAAGATTATCGCAAAAAGGCTTCTCCTATGTACAAGTCTACAAGTGTTGGCAAGTTGGAATAATGGCTCATCGTTTTAAAGATGTAAATATTCCAATGATAACGATCAATAATCATATTGATTTATTACCAGAGTCTTTACAGAAACAAGTTGAAATTTTTCTTCCTCCTCATGGGTCATTTGATGATAGTTGCTTACGTCGTTATTTAGAAAATCTAAAAAACTATGAAGAAGAGGATGCTAATTCCAATATGACTCTGGCTAATCGTTTGCGCTTAGCTTTTAAAGATATGACAGCAGATACTATTTGTGGAAAATTTCCACAAGCTGAATTACCTTTAAAGCGTCGTTTACGTTGTGTAGCTGAATATTTGATTCGTTCTGGAGAATTTGATAAGGTAAGGGATGAAGAAGGTAAACTTGTTAAACGACGTGGGATCTTAGGAAAGATGGTTGTTTTATATCAGCCTATGCCTAAACTTCTAGAATCACTAGCACGTCAAGGATTATTAGAAAAATGAATCGTAGAGAAAAATTATTAGCTTCAATCATTGGTCCAGAAATGGACGAAGATAAAGCTAAAATGCTAGATACAACAATTAAATTTATTTTGGGCGATATGTGCGCTCAATATCTGAAATTTTGGGGCGCTGAAGGACCAGGGGTAATGGTATTTCAACCAGAGAATAAAGAACGTTCTATGTTTTTCTTGACATTAGAAGAAATTCATTCAGCTCAAGAAGATGCAGAACGTAGTAATAAAGATGATTTAGGTGAAAGCTTCCGACGTATATTAACTGCAGCACAAAAAATTGAACCATCAGAGAAAGCAGGATTCATTATTAATGACAAAGAAGGCATGCGGTATTTTGAAATTGATTTCCAAAGTGTTTCTGAATCTAAAGGTTTTGGATAAATTATTATGTATTTTAAAAAATTAAATATACCTTTCAATTTACCTGAAATAAAAATCGCTGAAATTGATCGTTGGTATGGAATACAATTAAACGATGAATTTAGAGGGATTTGTTATAACAATATTAAAGAATCCGAAAAATGTTCTTTAAAAGATTGTATTCCTAAAGAGTATCGGGATTATTTTAATTTACAGTTAATGTATATTAATTCAATTATATTTCCTCATACAGATAGCGATACCTCTTGTGTGATTAATTTTTATATGCATACAAATAAATGTATTACACAATTTTACGAACCGAAGGAAAATATAAAACCATCAAAAATGAAAAACCAAACAGATGGAAATATATACAAATTAGAAGATCTAAAAATGGGGCCATCATTTCTTGCTAAACCAGGGGATGTATATCTTCTTAATGTTTCTAAACCACATAGTGTTGCACCTTGTACAGATGACAAGATTTTAAGAACTGCATTCTGTTTATCTACAAATAATTTTATATTTGATGAAGTAGAAAAAATATTAGCAGCTAAATAATGGCTATTCATGATATTAGAAAACGTCGTGAAGATTTAGAATTAATAACGAATTATGATTTAATTGCTTCTGCACATGCTTTATTAGAGGGAATTGAATTAGATGTTGCAAGTTCTAAAGTTGCAAATGGATATGTAGAAGCTGAAAATTTTTTCACACCTTCCGATGACGGTTTAAATTGTCAACAATGGTTTGGTAATGTTTATTTATTTCCTCCTAGTGGAGCATATTTTTGGGATAAAAAAAATGATAAGTGGAAGATGACACGAGCATCATCTCCAACATTAACTTCTTCCCATGCAGTTTGGTTTAGAAAATTATATAATTCATGGTTAGCAAGAGATATTAAACAAGGTTTATATTTTACGAATTGTCCAGATATGATTCGCTACGAACAAAAGATTTTTGATTTTCCTATTTGTATTTTACGTACAGCTCCATTGCTCTTGAAGAATACAAGTCTAGGTGTTGATAAGCACAAAACATGTACTTCATTCTTGGTTTATTTACCTGATATGGATAATCCTACAGAGTTAACAGAAAAGTTTATAGATATTTACGAAGAAAAGGGACGCATTCTTTGTTAATCTATATAGACTAAAAAAACGCTTTAAAAAAATTATGAGTCTTTTGTGTGATTGGGAAATCAAAGCCCTTGCTATGGATAATAAAATGATCAATCCTTTTGTAGATCATGCTATTAAAAAAGAAAATGGAAAGAAAATATTCAGTTATGGACTAGGTTCTTATGGTTATGATATTCGTTTATCGCCAAAGCAATGTATGTTATTTGGAGGTAATGGTTCTGGAGACTGTAATCCAAAAAACTTTGAACCTTCGATATTAAAAGAAACAGATTTAAAAGAGGATAAATATGGTCAATACTTTCTATTACCACCTTATGGTTATTGTTTATGTGTAGCACACGAACGTTTAACACTCCCAGAAGATATTACTGTTGTTGCTTGTGGTAAATCTAGTTATTCACGTTCAGGTATTCTTACTAATATAACGCCAGCAGAAGGAGGATGGGAAGGTTATTTAACTTTGCAAATTAGTAATTGTACAAGTTTGTTTACTCGTATTTATGCTAATGAAGGTATTACACAACTTCTTTTTTATAGAGGTAAACCTTGTCTTGTAAGTTATAAAGATCGTGAAGGTAAGTACCAGAATCAACCAAAAGAAGTTGTTTGTGCAAAAGTCTAATGAGTACACAAAAAGAAAGAGATGAAAATGAAAAATTTTCTGATGAATTAAATAAAAAAGTTGCTGGTAAGGATAAAGATGCTTATGATTATTTATCTTTAATGTTTAGAGCTTGGAGATTATTAGATGATTTATATGATGAAGATTATCCTTTAACGAAAGAAGATAAACTTTTATTAATTGAAATTTTATTTATCAAAATACCTACAAATAAATTTTTTATAAAACATAGAGATACTTTACTATCACAACATGTATCTACCTGGAATGAGTGGAGAGCTGGTGACTATTTAAGAAATAAAAAAAATCCTAATTATAATTTAGCAGATATGTTAGATGGTTCTCCTGCAAACTTATTACCTGTAGTTGCTTTATTGACACAAGGATATGAAAAAATGAAAGAAGTAAATAAAATTATATTTACTGAATGCCTTATTTAAATAACTGATAATGATTACTAGAAAACAATTTGGACCTGCATGGTATGAAGAAAAAAATATAAAATCTACTAATTATTATAAAACTAAATTTCAGATAGAAAATAATTTAAAGTTATGTACTTTAGGAGAAATATCTTATATGCCTATTTTTAAACAATTACGTAAAGAAAAAATATCAATGCTTCCACATCTTGCAATATCTGAACATGTTGATTTTTTAAATATCTATAATTCGTTAGTTACTATTAATAAATTCTATTCTTTAAAATCTTTAATGCTCGCAAGTTCATTGAGAGCACATGGAAAATCTCTTATCACTATTTTATTAGCAAAAATATTTTCAACTATGGGACAAAGAGTTCTTTTAATAGATACAGATTTACGTAATCCTTGTATACGTCATCGTCTTCGTATAAAACCTAATAAAGGATTATCTGATTTATTAACCTATTCAGAACTTAATTGGAAAGATCTCATTTATCCTATATCTGATAATTTAAAAGTTATAAGTGAAGGACAACAAGAGTTAAGGCCACGTGAATGGAGTGATTTACTTTGTTCTATCCAAATGGACAAGTTAATGAATTCTATTCATATAGATAATAGTTTTGATATTATCCTTTATGATACTGCTACAATTTTAGGTTTAAATGACTCTAATTTAATTGCAAAAAATGTAGATGGTGTAATACTTTTAACTGTTTTAAATTATATAGATTGTGATTTAATAAAAGAAACATTAGTACATCTGAAAAAACAAAATGCTTTTATATTAGGATCTATTCTAAATAATCTTCCTAGACAAAAGCTCGTCCAAAATTTGGTTTAGGTTTATGTGCATATTCAGTAGCTCCTGCTCCTGGAGGACCATAATTTCTACCTCGTAAACTTGGTAACTCAACACCTGCAATACTTGCTTTTCCTACTGGAGTCTTACCTCGTATAGTAGGCTCATCTATTCCTGCTTTTTGTTTATATTTACCTGCTGCTTTTGCAGATCTCATGAATTTAGCAACACGTTTTTGTTTCTTTTCAATATCAATATTTTCACGTTGATCAGGATCTACACGACGTAAATCAACATCATATTGATCTTCAGGATTTAAATCTGAAACTTCAACACCTGAAGTACCAGAATCCTTTTGAGGATCATATGTTGGATCATAGAATCTTGCCATGATAATATTGTAAAAGCAGTACATCAAGATTTTGATATTGTTATGGCTGGTTCTACAGGATTCTTAGGTGATTTCGTTAAAGACGAATTAGATTGCCATTATGTAGATATTCAAGATTTTGGTACAGATCTTGCTAATGAAAATAATGACGTTCCACTGTATGATCAATACAATCGTGGATTAGCATTATGCGAAGAGGGGATGGATCGGAAGAATTTAGCGACAGAAGCGGGGAAACGGGACAAGAGCCAGAGAGGAGGTCTGACGGGGTATATACCAGCAATGGAGCAATCGGAACAGTATCCAGGGTCATCTCCGAATGCAGGGAAATTAATAGTAGCTCTAGGCAAACCATCGGAAAATATGTACCGACAGTCTCTGGCGAGACGTGGTTTGACCGCCTAGACGAAACATCTCCAACGATGCGTATGGCTGGACCAGAAGAATGTAAAGGAGAAATAAATCATAAAACTGTATCTCCTAAACAAATAATAAAAGATGCTGTAGATGATTTAAAGAAAGAAGATTTAGTTAATCATCCTTCTCATTACACAGATGGAAATATTGAATGTATTGATGCTATTGAAGCTCAATTAACAGATGAAGAATTTCGTGGATATTTAAAAGGAAATATTGCTAAATATATCTGGAGAGAAAAACATAAAGGCGGTGCACAATCTATAGAGAAAGGAGCTTGGTATCTAAATCGTTTAATTAAATTAGATAAACCCAATTGTATGCGTACTTTTATACCAGGTTTTGATGACTAAGCTAAAGGTGCAAAAGGATCATCATCATCTTCCATAACTGGATCTGGAACTGCTTCTTTTGCTAGTTGTCTTAATTCAACATCTGTTGGTATGTCAAAATCGATATTAATATTTTCTTCAGCTATTAATGCTTTAACAGCATGCCATTCCATTAATCTTTGATAATATAAATTTAGTAATGAAGTATATAATTGTTCCCATGTCATTTCTCCTGCGCTAATCTCTGCTTTTCTCATAGAGAATTGTAACTCTAATGGCAGACCAAACTCTTTGGGTTTTGCTGATGGTTCCATTTCGTTACTCATACTTCTAGTTACGTATTCTAAGCGAGTCTGTCAAAGACAACAGTAATTTCATGACTAGGATAATCGTTCCATATTTCATTGTCAATTCTGAATCCATTGGCGAATTCACTAAGAATATAAGGACTGATACTTTCTTCTAGTCTACGAATAGCTCTTAATTCACTTGGTTTCCCACTGAAATTCTTGAATGCTGTTAAGAGAATTTCGGTTATTCCTTTTGTATCTGTATAACTTTCATTTAAAAATAAATTAATTTCTTCTCTACGACGATCAAGAAGACCTCCAATAGCTTTGTAATCCTCATCAAAAATCCATCTTCCCATTTCTTCACAGGCTCCTCCGATATTTTCATTCTCAATACAATCAATAATTTGACTATATAAAAAAGGTTCCCATCCTATTGAATGTATAAAAGATATAAGTGCTTGTCTCATATATAAATCAAGATGTATATTAAGTTTGGACAATTGTTGATCGATGATACTAGTTTCTGTAAATAAATATTCCAATGCTTTCTCTTGTGTGCAATATTGTCCAGCTTTTACTGGAGCACCATCAGGATAAAATTGTGTCCCATAGCCAATGGTATAAGGGTCTTTTCCGGATTTGGGATCTGGATAAGCCTTTTCGTTATACCCTTCATATTTACGAATCAAATTAATCGCAAGGGAGAAATCAGCCATGTCTAGAACACTTAATATTCCTAATATACACAATTAATAGTAAAAAATGTTTACAATCCCTTGAACATTGTCGTGAATTCGTCTAGGACTTCCTTTTCTTTCTTCCTTGGACGATAATCCCATTCAGAATCTTCTTTCACATCATAAGTGAAATAACTTTTACTTTTTTCTTTATCTACTTCACTTGGACCTTTATCCTCATCGTCATCAAAGAAACTTTCAATCGTACCAAGAGATGAAAAAGGATCACTTAGATCAAGACCGAAACTTTCTAAGCTATCATCTTTCCCTCCTTTTGTAAGCAGTCTCATTTCTGATCGATTTACATCAGGAAAGAAATTATTATAAAATTCATCTTCTGATCCTTGGAAGCCTGATTTTTGAAAGACTTTATATAGTTCAGTTTCTGGTTTTGCTTGTTCATCTTTATAATCTTCTTCTCTTTCTATATATGTAACACCTAATTTTTGCTGATCAGGATCTTGTCGTTTTTCATTTAAATATTTTATTTGTTCTCGGATTTGTTGTGCAGAACCTGTACGAAAAGCTTCCATTATATGTTCTCTTAGTTCATCAAAATCTCCTTTGTACTCTTTCAGGCCATGGCTTTCAAGTATTTCATCCCAACCTGATTTATCACTAGGATCTATACCTTTTAGAACGTCATCAGCAAATTCTTCTGGTGTTATAAAATCTCCGAATGCAGTCCCAGATTCTAAAGCTTCGTCATTTAAAGCTGGAAGAATATTTGTATAAATATGATCTTTAATTTTAGCTGCATTTACAAGATCGGCTGAAGGATCAAAAGGTGCAGGATCACCATGCTTATCTTTGAAAGTTTGTCCTTTTACTTCATAATGCATACGTGCAAATTGTTCTTTATTTTTGATATCTATTCCAAAACGATAAGCTTGTTGTACCCAATAACTATTTCCATTTTTAGCAGCATTCCAATCAGCTGCAATAGTGTCTTCTTGTGTTTTATAACGATTTGCTTGTGCTCCTACATTGTATTCATCTTTCACACCTAAAGATGGATTCATAT